ACTTGTAGACGCTGATAAGGATGGACTTCCTGTTTCAGTAACTATGGGTGGTGCTGCAGGTACTGGTACTATTCAATTAACTATGATGTACGTTATAGATTAATTAATAAAATTTTAGGGGGTGGAAGCGAGAGTGGAAACCCCCTAAAGTGCATGAAAAAGATACAAGATTTAAAACCTGTAATACATTTTAAAAAAGATAATTATGTATACAGATATGTGTTAGTAGATAGGTTTAAACATGATACTAAATATCATTATGGCTTTGACACTAAAGAAGAGAGAACAGAACAAGAAATTTTTGCTTTAGAAAAAGATAGACATATAAGGCGAAAATATATTATAAGGAAGTAGTATGGCATCAGTAGTAGATATTTGTAATGGAGCATTAAATCAATTAGGTGCTACAACTATACTTTCACTTACAGAAGATTCAAAAAATGCTAGACTTTGTAACTCAAGATATACTCAAGTAAGAGATGGTGTATTTAGATCACATCCTTGGAACTGCTTACAAAAAAGAGTTGAACTAGCAGCAGATACTACAGCTCCTGCATGGGGTTTTAAAGTTTCTTTTACACTACCATCAGATTGTTTAAGACTACTAAGAATTTTAGATTATGAATCTAATTACAAAGTAGAAGGTAGAAAAATTTTAAGTAATACATCTAGCATGAAAATATTATACATTGCTAGAGTTACTGATCCCAATGAGTATGATGAGTTGTTAAGAGAAACTTTATCTGCATCACTTGGTGCTGATATTGCTTTTGCAGTTACTTCTAATAATCAAACATCTCAAAATATGTATCAACTATTTCAAGAAAAATTAAGAGATGCTAGATTTGTAGATTCAACTGAAGGTCAAAATATAGATCAAGATTTAGGAATGACAGACGCAATAGACGCAGGTAGTTTTATTAACTCAAGGTACTAATAAATGGCTAGAGTTGCAGCTCAATTAACAAACTTTACAGGTGGTGAGTTATCTCCAAGACTAGATGGTAGAAATGATTTAGCAAAATATTCTTCTGGTTGCTCAACCTTAGAAAATTTAGTTGTATATCCACATGGTAGTGCAGCTCGTAGACCAGGTACAAATTTTGTCGCTGAAGTAAAAGATAGCACAAAAAAAACAAGATTAATTCCTTTTGAATTTTCTACAACACAAACTTATATGCTAGAGTTTGGCGATCAGTATATAAGATTTTATAAAGACAATGGTCAAATATTATCTGGTGGTTCAGCTTATGAAATATCTACACCATACTTAGAAGCAGAATTATTTGATTTAAAATTTGCACAATCTGCAGATGTTATGTACATTTGTCATCCTAATCATGAAGCAGAAAAATTATCTAGAACTGGTCATACATCATGGTCGCTTACTGAGATTAGTTTTACTAAAGGACCATTTTTAGATCCTAATATTACATCAACAACTTTAACACCATCTTCCGCTTCAAAAGGATCAAGAACTATTACAGCATCTTCAGCTACAGGGATAAATGGTGGGTCTGGATTTTTAGCATCAGATGTTGGTAGACAAATACATTTTAATAGTGGTTATGGAGTTATTACAGCAAGAGCAAGTTCAACATCTATAACTGTAAATGTAACTACAGCTTTTACAAATGCTAACGCAATTACTAATTGGTATCTTGGTGCATTTTCAGATACAACAGGTCATCCTTCTTGTGTAACTTTTTTCGAACAAAGATTAGTATTTGCTGCAACATTAGATAATCCACAAACAGTTTATTTTTCAAAGTCTGGTGATTATGAAAATATGGATGCAAATCTTGGTGGATCAGTTTCAGATGATGATGCAATTATTTACACAATCGCTTCTAACCAAGTAAATGCAATTAGATTTATGACAGCAACAAGAACTTTAATTATTGGTACAGCAGGTGGTGAATTTGCAGTAAGTGGAGGTGGTGAAGATAATGCTATTACTCCAACTAACATACTAATTAAAAAACAATCTAACCATGGTGCTGCTAACGTAGATGCTATTGCTGTAGGTAATGCTACACTTTTTTTACAAAGAGCTAGAAGAAAGATTAGAGAACTAGCTTACAACTTTGATGTAGATGGTTATGTAGCTCCAGATATGACAATCCTTGCTGAACACATTACTAAAGGTGGTTTAACTCAAGTTGCATATCAACAAGAACCTAATCAAATTATTTACGCTACCAGAGAAGATGGAGAGTTAGTGGGATTAACTTACCAAAGAGAGCAACAAGTAACTGCTTGGCATAGACATATATTTGGTGGAAAATTTGGCATAGCAACATTAACAGTTTCTGATTATGCAAACATTGCAAATGGAACTAAATTAACTTTAACAAAATCAGATGGCACAACTGTAGACTTTACTTCTACAACAGGAACTGCAGGAACTAATCAATTTAAAACTGAAACCAATAATAATACTACAGCAACTAATTTAAAAACTGCAATCAATGCTCACGCTGATTTTACCGCAACAGTATCTACTTCAGTAGTAACTATTACAGAAACAGCACCACAAGCAACAGGATTTTTAACAATAAAAAGTTTTGACAAAACAAGATTAACTGCAACAAGCGAAGGCAAATCAATCGCAGAAAGTGTATCTGTTATTCCTACAGATGATAAAGAATATCAAACATGGGTAATTGTTAAAAGAACAGTTAATGGTACAACAAAAAGATATGTTGAATATTTAAACGAACTTGATTTTGATGAAACAGATAATACATCATTTAATTTTTTAGATAGTGCGTTAAGTTATAGTGGTGCAGCTGCAACAACTATTTCTGGATTATCACACCTTGAAGGACAAGTTGTTTCAATATTAGCAGATGGTGCAACGCACCCAAATAAAACTGTAAGCTCTGGTGCGATAACTTTAGATCGTTCAGCAAAAAATGTTAAAATAGGTTTAGCTTTTACATCTTTATTGCAAACTATGAGAATAGACGCTGGATCACAAGATGGTACATCACAAGGTAAAACTAAAAGAATATATGATATTACAGTAAGAATGTTTGAAACAATAGGAATAGAAGTTGGACCAAATCTAAATGACATGGAAAGAATACCATTTAGATCTTCTGCTGATTTAATGGATGAAGGTATACCACCATTTACAGGAGATAAAGAAGTAGAATTTAGAGGAAACTACGAGACAGATGGTTTTATTTATGTTAGACAAACTCAACCTTTACCTTTTACAATTTTATCGCTATACCCAAGGTTAGTAACAAATGATGGATAATATACTACATATAGTGCCTTATACTGCACAGCATGGACAATTTATTTTATCTCAACAAATGAACCATAAAGTATTAGAAGCAGACAGACATTACATTAATGTTGATGGAGATGCTAAAAACTTAGAACAAGATCATTTAGCATTTACTGGTATTGTTAATGACCAAGCTATCTTTGCTGCAGGAATGAAAATGATTTGGGGTCAAGTTGCTGAAGGTTGGGTGATTGCAACAAGTGAAATGTGGAAACATCCACTAGGTGTTGCTAAAGCAATTAAAAAAGATTTTGCTAGAGTTGCAAAAGAAAATAATATTACTAGAGTACAAACTTCAATCAGAGCAGATTTTAAAGAAGGTTTAAGATTTGCAGAGTGGCTAGGTTTAGAAGAAGAAGGTTTAATGAAAAAATTTGGATTTGATGGTTCAGACCAATATATGTATGCGAGGATATTTTAATGAGTTTTGTATTTGATGTAGCAGCAGGTAGACAAGCTAATGCACTAGGTAAATATAATCAAAGTGTTCAAGATAGAAATGCTCTTGTAAAAGAACAAGAAGCTGAAGCAATCGAAAAACAAAAAGAATTTGATATTGCTAAATTTGATCAACAATTTACACAACTTCAAGGTCAAACAAAAACTGCTGTATTAAAGTCTGGTGCAGAACTTTCTGGTTCTGGTCTAAGGGTTTTAAGATATAATGCTGAACAAGCAGAAATACAAAAAAGTGTTATAGATTATAATTCTCAAGTTGCAGAATCACAAAAAATGGAAGAAGCAAACTTTGCAAGAATACAAGGAGTAATTGCTAGGAGAGAAGGAAAAATTGCTCAACTTGGATATTATGCAAAAGCTGGAGAAAGTTTATTAAGAATGAGTGGTATTGGTGCTAAATAATGAGAAATTATAAATCAGAATATAAAAATTACCACTCTAAACCAAAGCAAAAAAAAATAGAGCTGGTAGAAATACTGCAAGAAGAATTATGAAAAAAAAACTTGGTAATAGTATATTGGGTAAAGACATAGATCATAGAGATAGAAACCCTAGAAACAATAGCAGAAGTAATTTAAGAGTAAGATCTAAATCTTTTAACAGATCAAGGAACAAATAATGCCAAAGATACCTACATTTACATCAGAAGCTAGACCAACAGCACAAGCTGCTAGTGTTGTTTCTAATATAAAAGTAAATGTAAATCAAAGTGTAGGAGCAGCATTAGCTCCATTAGGAAAAGCTGCTGAAGATTATTATATTAAACAAAGAGACAATAATGAAAAGTTAAAAGCAAAACAAAAATTTTATGAAATGAAAGCTGAGTCTGACAAGATTCAAAAAAGTCAAGAAAACAACCCAGATGATTTAAGTGCAGTAAATACTTATAATCAAGAATTTGGTCAATATAGAAAACAACAATTATCACAAATAGAAAATAAAAGAGTAAGAAAAAAATTAGAATTATTATTAGATTCTGATCAAGCTGAAAATGTTTATAAAATAAAATCTGCTTCATTTAAAGCATCAGAAGATCAAAATCTTTCTATGTATAATACAGAACAAAATACATTAGCTGCTGAATATTCTTTAACAAATGATGTTAAGTTAAAAAATTTAGCAAAACAAAAAAGAATAGAATCTGCTAAAGAATTTGAAAATATGAATCTTATGGGTAAACCATGGTTAGATAAAGAAATACAAACTATTAATACAGATAGTGCAATATTTGATGCAGACGTTGCTATTGCAAATGGCAATTATAATAAAGCAAAAGAAATATTACTTACAGCAAAAAATGTAGACGCTGAAGAAATGCAAAAAAGAATTATAACAATAGAGAAACAAAAAGAAGAATATGATGCTACAAGTTTTGGTGTTCAACAAATATTAGATAAAAAAAATCCTTTAATTGGTGGAGCAATAAAAGGTACTACAGATCAAAAAATATTAAATGCAACAGACACTTTTTTATTTAATAAAGCTGCACAAGCACAATTAAAAGACCCCAATTGGAGTGAAGAAAAAACATTTGCTCTTGTTGATGATGTATTTGCTGAAGTAGGATTAGTATCACCAAGATACCAAGAAACAATGGAAGCTGGATTTACTGCTGGATCAGCTACAACTTTTGATTCACCTGCTGATGTTCCAGAAGTATTAATTCAAGCAGTTAAAGCAGCAGAAGCAGCAGACCAATTAGGAAGATTAAATGTTTATACAACAGATGAACAAGAAACATTTTTTCAAAATATAATTGTTTCAAAACAAATTCTTGGATTAAATGATTATGATGCAATTAAAAATGCAAAAAATTTTCAAATGAATTATGATAAAGCTCTTTTTACTGGAGCATCACAAGCAAGAAAGAGAACTATTACATTAATAGAAGGGGATAGTGATTTTAAAAAAACTAAAGCAACAAATATTGGAGAAGTTAAAATGTATGCTAATAAACTTTTTAATATGTATGTTGCAAGTAATATAGATCCAATAATAGCAAAAAAAAGAGTTATATCAGACTTAAATAAAAATTTAGAAGTAATAGATGGTTATGCTTACATGAAAAGAAATATAGATTCTTTTAAATCTATTGGTGGATTAGATCAAGTTAAACCAATGAAAGAATATATTATTAAAAATCAAATGACAGATGAAGATCCAGATGAATTTTATTTAAGATATATTGGTGGTGGTGCGTTTGATATAAGATCAAGATTAGATGAATCTACAGTTTATGATAAGGATAATAATCCTATGATTTATTATGCAAAAGATTTGATTGCATTTAAAGATGAAAGACAAACAAAAGTAAGAAAAGAAAAAAAAGAAAGAGTGCAAAAACTCTTAGATATAAAACAAGAAAATAAAAAAGAAAATGCCGTAGATTCAGATTTACTTGATATAGAAGGATCTTAATATGGCGGAAGGTACAAATTTAGATTTAATACTAAGTACCGATTATCTTAGTATTGATGATGAAAAAATATTACAAGAAGAAAACGAAGCCAATAAAATTACATTAGGTGAAGGTATTAGTCTTGCTATACAACAAGAACAAATACTACCTTCATTACTTAAATCATATTCAAGACCAGAGTTAGAACCTAATTATGATTTTAGATTAGATGATGAAACTTTTGATGAATTAAGCAAAGATATTGATCCTCAATATTGGGAAGAATTTTCTAACGCCACTTCACTAGGTCAAGCATATCAAATTAAACAAAGAATATTAGATTCACAAGAAGCAAACAAAAAATTAGCCACATTAGGATTTACAGGTACAGCATTAAGATTAGGAGCTGCAATACTAGATCCTACAGCATTAGTTGCAGACGCAGTAACCTTTGGTTTTGCTAGACCTTATATATATGCAAAAAAAGCAGCAAGATTTTCTAAATATTTTCGTTCTTGTTTAGTAGGTGCTGGTCAAGCATCTTTAATTACAGCACCTGTTATATTAAATGACCCAACAAGAGACATAGAAGAAATAGGCTATGCTGCAATTATGGGTGGTGCAATTACATCTGGTTTGACTAGATTTATGGGACCAAAAAATTCATACATAAATGATTTTGATTCTAAATCTAAAGAGTTAGGAAAATCTATAGAAAAAACTAATCTTAAAAATGATGGATATAAATTAACAGATAAAGGTAATGAGTATTTTGGTCCAGATAAACCTGTAACTCCATCAATATATGTGGATGAAGTAGATGAATTATTACCAACACAAGGAAGTATTAAACCTACAAAGTCAAATAAATATTCACCAGAAGAAAAAAAAATAGTTACAAGTCTTAAAAATGATGTTGGTGAAATTGATTTACCTATTCCAAAAAAATTTGTTGCTGGAGATTCAATAGAATTTTTTGATGATGCTGGAAGAAAGGTAAAAAGAAAAGTTGTAAGTGTTAGTGGTTCTGGAAGATCAGTAAAAGTAAAAATAAATAATAAAGAAAAAATTATTTCTTTAGATGAAAGAAGTAGTGATTTTATTAATTTTAAAAATCCAGGATATGTATTTAGAGCAGCAGGAACTAACTTTCAAAGAAAAAGTATATCAGAATTAAAAAAACAAGAACTAGAAGAGTTAAGAATAAATTTACAAGGTTTAAAAAAAAAATTTGAAACTGAACAAGCAACAAGTCAAGCAGCATATAAAGATATTGGTAAGGATTTAAAAGCAGTTGAATATTCTTTAAATGTTTTACCTGAACAACAAGTAGATGATGTAGTTGTTAATTTTTTTGATAGACTAGATATAACACCTAATGTTCGTTTTGCTAAAGCTAGAGGAGACAAATCATCTGTAATGAGAAGATCAGAATCTCCTTTTATGAGATCAATGTCTGAAAAATTTGCAGAAGAAGCTGTAGGTAATGTTGATTCATCAAGATCAATTATAACTGCAGATATTGTTAAACATAATTATTCTTTAACTACAGAAACTTTATTTTATAAAAACTATGAACCTGCTTTTAATAAATTTATGAAAGAAGTTAAAGGTAAAAGATTTGTAAACAAGTATGTTATTAATGATCGTTTAGAGTTTTCTAATTTAGTTTCTCGAGGAGTAAGAGGAGAAATTATTGATGTACCTGGTGTTGCTGAAGCTGTTTTAGCTACAAGAAAAGTATTAAAAAAAATATTAGATGATTTAAAAAAAGAAGGCGTAGAAGGTGCGGCAGAAGTTTTAGATAATCCAAATTACTTTCCTAGAAGATGGTCTGTTGGTAAAATGCAAGAAATGCAAGAAAAAATACCATTCAATAAATTAATTAATTTTTTAAAAAATTCTTTAGTTAGAGGTTCACAAGATTTATCTGATGTAGATGGTTTAAGAATAGCAAAACATATTTATAAAGTTGTTAATACCAATAAGTTTGGTGATGGTTTTTCTATTGATAGACTTTTATATACAACTGATGAAAATGAATTAAGAGCTTTAATTAAAGAATATGCTGCATTAGATGAAGATGAAATATCAGATTTAGTTCAAGCATTATTAAAACCAGGAAGAGGTAAAGTTACTGCTGTTCCTAGATTAAGAAGAAGAGCTTCATTTGATGAAAATTATGAAGAAACTATTGATGGATTTAAAATTAAATTTACAGATTTATTAGACAACAATACAGAAGGTTTAATGGGATCTTACATTGAACAAATGTCTGGTCAAATTGCTCTTGCAAAAATAGGAATAAAATCAAGACAAGATTACACAAAAATTTTAAAAAAAGTTAAAGAGAGTTATGAAATTCCAGAAATTGCAAAAAGTTATAAAAGTTTTAAAGGAAAATTAAGAAAAAAATTAGAGTTAGATAGTTTGGAAACAATTTATAAAAATATAGTAGGAATACCAACTGAAAAAGATATTCAAGGAGGTATTTCAACTGCTCTTAGAAATGTAAGAAAATATAATTATATAAATGTATTTAACCAAGTAGGTTTTTCTCAAATACCAGAAATGGGTAATGTTATTGCTGCTGGTGGAATAAGAGCAATGGTAAAATATATGCCAGAGTTTAGAAAAATTTTATCAAGAGCAAAAAATGGAAAATTAAATAATGAATTTCTTGATGAAATTGAAACATTAGTTAGTGGTACTGGATCAAACAGACTTATAGATAGCACAATAAATAGAACAGATGATTTTGCAGGTATTACAACTAATTTAGGAAAAGTAGAAAAAGTATTAGATATTGGTGCTAGAATTACTTCTGATGTTTCTTTTTTTCATGCGGTAGATACTATGTCAAGAAGATTAGCTGCAATTACTTCATTTGATAAACTTGCAATGTATGCAACTGGAAAATTAAAAGTAACTGATAAAGTTTTAAAAAGATATAGAAATATTGGGTTTAGCGATAGCGAGTTACAAGGTGTATTTCAAAATATAAAAAAAAATTCTTCTTTTATAGAGGGTGGTTTGACAGGTAGAAAAATTAGAAGATTAAATATAGATCAATGGGAAGATCAAGATTTAGCAAACAAAATGTCTTTATATATGAGCAGACATATAAGAAGAGTGGTTCAAGAAAATAATTATGGAGAAATGTTAGCAATAGGAACTGATAGCGGAATAGGAAAAAGTATGCTTCAATTTAGAAATTTTGTTATTACAGCTTATTCTAAACAATTATTGCATGGTATACACATGAAAGATCTTACTTTTTTTGTTAGTGTTGCAACATCTACATTTCTTGCTGGACTTGTTTATGTTGCACAAACTCACATACAAGCAATAGGTAAATCTCCAGAAGAAAAACAAGATTTTTTAGATAGCAGATTGTCGTTTGGATCAATAGGAAAAGCAGCATTTCAAAGATCAACTTATTCTACCATATTACCAACTATTATAGATACTTTTGCAGATCCTTTTGGAGCAGAACCTTTATTTAATTATAGATCATCTGGACTAGATATAAATTTAATTACAGGAAATCCTAGTTATCGTTTAGCTGAAAAAGGATGGGGTGCTATTTCAGATGTTCTTACATCAGCAGTAGATGATGAGTTTGATTTTAGTAAACAATCACTTTATAAATTAAAAGCTATCGGACCTTATCAAAATATGTTAGGTTTCACTAACATTTTACAGTATTTAATTGATGACTCTGATTTACCAGATAAACCTAAATAATATAGACAAAGGATAAATAATTTAATATAGAGAATTAACATGACAGTATCTTCAACTACAGTAAAAAATTCCTACTCTGGTAATGGGAGTACAACCCAATTTGCATATGGGTATAAAATATTTGCAGACTCAGACTTAATCGTAATTATTAGATCAGCAGCAGGTACAGAAACTGTTAAGACTTTAAGCACACACTATAATGTTGCAGGTGCTGGTAATGCTAGTGGAGGTTCAATAACTTTTACAGATGGTAATACTCCAGCGTCTGGTGAAACAGTTGTAATAATTAGAGAAGTTCCGCAAACTCAAGCGATAGATTATATCGCTAATGATCCATTCCCTGCGGAATCTCATGAAGAGGGTTTGGATCGTGCAA